TCTCCTTTTAGGAAATGTTCGGCACGATGTTTTAAAACAATCCAAATCAATTTTATTAGCGAATCTTCCGCATAGTTTCCTGCATCTCTCACTAATAATTTGTATTTTGTTTCCATAGTTATTTATACTAAAATTATTTACCAGATACATTTAACAGTTTGGAGCGAGCAGTTGGCTTCGCACCAACCTCTTCGGAATGGAATTCCAAAGCGTTCTAATAACTACTCGCAAGTTATTAATTATTATAGTATAATTATAACATACTGATATCAAAATGTCAAGTATTATTATAAAAAGGCATCAAGATTTGCTGATATATTTTTATTATATTCAATATTATCCATGTTCATCTTAAAATCTGGATGAGGAACAGATTTTTTATTTTTTCTATCAGTAACATCAAACCATTCTAAATCTATACTTTTTGGATAATTTTTATCCCAATTCATTGATGACTGTTTCATCATTCTTTTAGATTTTTTATTCAATGGATAAAGATAACGAAACATCAAACCATCAATTCTTCTGATTCCTTTGTGTTTACAAAAATCTAGTGTAAACCATCTAGGATATCTTTCGCCAGTTTTGGGGTCTGCTTTATATTCCATTAAAATATCTTCACCATGTCTATCTACCAGAAATTGAGCATTTTCTATACACAATTCGTTTGATGTTCGTGGATGTAATTTTTCTCCATTTTCCATCAAGTATACTGTAGTAAAATATTTTTCTCCATAATAGAAATTTGATGCTTGATATACAAAACCACACTTGCCCATAATTCCATCGGCCATCGTATAAAGGTATTGACATTTTGTATTATTCTTTAACCACTTAATGGTAGCTGAAACCAATTGACTACCAGCTCCTTTATTATCATTAAGATCTGATGACAAACACATCTTACCAATTTCATAATACCAATCGGTTAAATCATGTACAAATTTTCCATCTTCTTTTTCCAAAATTCCAACAGTTGGAAACATCTTATTGAAAGTGTGCCTTGGTCTAGTACCCCAACCCAATGTCAATGCTCCCTTCAAATCACCATCCAGAAAAAAACCAAGATAGTGCTTTGTTATAGCAGGCATTACTGGTGAGTAATGATATTTCTGAACAAACTTTGTTGCTAGAATTTTATCGATTTCCATTATTTCAAAATCAAACTTCATTTTTTTTATTCACCTGTACATTTCTATTATTCTAATTTATTTTATATCTTCTATCAACATGTCTGATTTTTTGCTCATCGTGGTCATGAATATAAACTTCTTTGATTGGGCCATCAATATGTTTATCCCAATAATCAAGAAATTTCTCAATCCTTGGATAATGTGGTCTTTGATCGTCTGTCTGCCACATGAATTCGTTCACTAGGTGTAAATAATCTGGCATATAATAAACTACTTGCACGGATGCAATTGTCCATTTCTTCAGAATAATAGTCAAGATTATCCCCTTCCTGTTGACCCAAATCCTCCTTTTCTATCCGTTTTTGTTTCTGGGCGATCTTTCACCTCTTCTATTATACATGGTTGGTCTTTAAATAATTCACCCTGACAAATACGTTCATTATGATTCACATATTTAACATCACCACTTATATTCACAATCATTGCAAAAACTGGTTCAACATAATCCCAATCAATAATCCCAACATTATTTGCTAATGTTAATCCTTGTTTGAGTGCAAGGCTGGATCGTGGATATAATCTAACCGAATAACCTCTTGGTATATCAAAAATGAGGCCTGTAGGTATTAAAACTCTTTCATTAGGATTGACTTGTACCCTTCCGTTCAATACTAGTCTATTTTTATTTTCTACTATTTCTAGTTGATTTAAATATACTTTAATTGGTTTATCTTCTTGTAAGAAAGAGTACAAGTCAAAACATGCAGACCCCCTCGTAGCACGAATGGGGTCTTTTACTTCTGGATGTAATTTATAATAATGTAAATCATTGCTCATTGTCAACATCAGAATCCCTTTTATTCCCAATATTATATTTTGGAGTTAATTCCCATTCATCCTTTTCTTTAAAGGACAAAATCTTTAACTGACTCAATGGCACCGTAGGTTCTGATGATTTTGCTGATTCTACTAGTTCGATTAACTCCCATTCTGCGAGAAGATTTGCAATCGTATTTCTTCGTGCTTCATCATTCTCTGAAAAATTTGTTGTTTTTCCGTCTAGTGCGAACAGTTCTTTAAAATGTACTATGTAATATTTACCCTGCTTGTGCAGGATGTGACAAGATTGAAATAATGTTTTTTCTTTTCGTGATGCAATTCCGATTCGTGTAAGGGTTTCTCGTACCTTTAGGAAATCATCCGGCTCATTTAATTTCACTTCAATCATCGCTTGGATAATTGTTTCACTCATTTTGATCCTTTCAAACCACCTGTATCAATTCTTTGTTTAATAATGTCCAGTTGCGAACTATCGAGTAAAGTAGCATATTCTCTCGCTTTCGCATAACTGCATTTATAATATACCTTGATTAATTCAAGAACTTCATTATTTTCTCTCTTTAACCATTTACTATACCTTTTCTTAGGTCTAATAGTATTTAGAAAAAAGTCAAATTGAAGTTTTGAATCAAGATGGTTGTTGAAATTCATTTCATTTGCATAAAGAACAGTATCATGATTAAAACTTAGTGCCCGATTTATAATGAATTGCTTATACTCCTTCTCAAGCTCAGGAGTTTCATCCATCAGATTAACCTTTCCTTGATTAATCTGTTTTACAAAATCAAATGGATTCATGACATAAACTCCGATAAAGATGACCTTACATTACTTTTATTCAATTCACTATGAAAAACCTTGTGTTTTTCCAACTTACCATTTGCATCTCTACGTATTTTTGAACTATCAAACCCCTCAAGGTGTTTTATCATCTTCTCTTTAATAGTATCATCTGGAATGAATAAACGAGTATGGCGAGAAGTTGGGTCATCTTTCAGTCCAAACTGCAAACACCATCTACGAATTGTTTCCCAAGAATTACCACCTTGGCCATCAACCATTTTTCGGTGTGTTTGAAATAAGAAATCTTTTTTATATTCCAATCCATTAAGAATAAAATACAACCAAGGTTTACAAAACGAACCTTCTTTATTTTTTTTGGTGAGATTCCAACTTTGAATCATGGCCTGAACCAAATTGTCCCGAAATACAGCATCGTGTTTTGGAATATCATGAGAAAAATTATCTGGTAAATTTTGCAATTTTTGTTGAAATTCTCCCTTTGTCTTAAAATAAAGAGGATAATTATCACCAAGAACTTCCCTCATCATAGGGGAATCATACACCAATGTAGGTGTGCCCACTTGTATTGGGTCTTGTACTGAAAGATTCCAAGTTGCATACCCTTTAATCCATGCAACCGATGCATAAGAACCACGTAGAAAATCAGAATACAATTCAAAAGAACCAATCAAAGATTTAGGAATACCATCATATGCATACTTAAATCTACCAGGCTCAAATACCGATTCTTCTTGACTTTCTTCAAGTTCCTCTAATCCAGATGTCTCAACTGGTGAATAACCAGACAATGGTTTCTTGACTTTTTCATCAGTAACCAAAACTTGATATTCTTCTGGTAAACCTTCCATCATCTTATGAAGTTGTCTCGCTCCAGTTGTTTCATTCCAACGATGATTGAATGCAATTATTTTCTTACCAACTGGTGAACTCCAATACTCTCCATTTGTTTGTGGAAATGGTTTTGCTTTAAGTGGAAATTTTGCAATCTTATCCATCAAAACCTTTTTATCTGGAACCAAAACATGCGATACTTTTTCAAAATTTGAAAGAATATATTCTGCACTAGCGTCAGAATGAAAAAAGATTTTACTACATCTATCAATGGCTTCAAATTGTCTGAAAAATGTAGGTGGAAATGCTGGTGCCGGACTTGATGCATTACAATCAACCCAATGAAAAAATGCAAATGCATCTGTGTTGTTCATACTATAACGTAGAGACAACAAATTCCAAAGAACATTTGTAAGAATTTCTGGTTGATGTGTGAACACAAAATCAATATCAATTGATGATGTTTCCAGTGTAATGAATTCGCCAGGACGAAATTCTACTTTTTGTCTTCCTGAAAAGATACGACAAAATGTTTTACCATCAAAATTAGCACGATTCTGCATAACAGATTGAGGATAAGGAAACGGAATTATCGTTACATTATCCATTGAATACAGACGGTCAGAAGGGGAGAGAGTGTTCAATTCTGGTATCATGATATAGTGATGGCACATTGGTAGAAAATCCACCGTATCCATCATCACTTTCCAGTTTGAACATCTCTCCACCACATATTTCCTTCCCTTCCATCTAACAGGAGAGGCCACGTGAAGAA